GAGGTAGCAGTAAGTACACCTTCAGCAGTTAATGAACCTACCTGTGAGCCATTACTCTGAAACAAAATATCGTTTCCCGAGCCATGTGCGTTTAAGGTTAAGTCTTCAGAATCTGATTTTATTGTGCTCATTCTATACTCCTATTAATTTCATTCCAGAAAAATGCAAATGATTATTATGAAAGTTTCGAGATGCTCCTTCATTTTGATAACCCCATAATTCAATATAATCTGCAGCAGCTAAAGCTAACATTGCTGAACCTCGAACATATACCTGTTGGTTATCAACTGCTGCATAACCACTTGACCAAGTTTCGTTTAATACTGAACCATTCTTATACAATGCCAATAATCCGTGTTCTCCAGCATCTAAACTTTCCATTCTAGCTGCATAATTAAATAAGTATTTACCGCCCTCTCCAGCTGGAACTATAAATTTGTCATTTGTAGTATCAAAAGCACTATCCGTATCCCAATGTTCATTTGGAAATTCTATTTTAGTCCAAGTAGCGTTTGGTACTGATTGTTCACCACTAGCTCTATAAGCACTAAAGCTAGGAGTATTATCACCACCAGCTGCTGCCCAAGTGTTATCCCCTCTGAGGAATGTAGAGGAACTCGCTGTACCTGTGGCTGATAACTCTGCTACTCCAATAGCATCATCTGCCATATCTGCGTTTACAACAGTGCCATCTGTTATCTTATTGACACCAGTTGAACCACTAATTAATGTTGGCATAATTTACTCCTATGGTTTTGGATATTTGTCTTTGACTGCTTGTCGCTTAACTTGAAGTGCAGCTAAATCATCATCAAGTATTGCGTGGACACATTCTTCTATTGTTGGATATTCTGCTTCCCTACTTCTTGCGTAAGTTTTGGCATCATAGTCTGCTTGAAGTTCTGCAACACCAGTAGTACAATCTGCCTCTGAAGGTAAAGAATATGGATTAGCAATTTCTTCACCTGCTGCATTATTCATTATTGGTGTGAGAATTAAATTAGCGTAGACTCTATTATTAAAATCAGTCCAAGTAAACCAAGAGCCTGTATGCAACTTTACTAAATAATCTTCTAATGTAAAAGTCATTATGTATCTCCTAATTTAGTGAAGGTTAAATAAGTATTATTATTAAAAATTTCGGTGCTACTTGCTAATGTACTAAATCCACTAACTTTTATTTTACAGTTTGATGTATTTGTTACATCAAATATCATTTTACAAGAAGCAGCTACATAAGTGGTATAGCCAGATGTGTAGGTTCTTTTAATATGAGTTCTAGTTTGTGCTGCTGTAGTATAAGTACTATTATCTGTAGTTGCCCATATTTCTATAGCAAATTCTCTGCAATCTACAGTACCTCCAAGCATTGCATTAAAATCTACCATCCAATAGCCTGTTGATGGAAAAGAAAATACACCACTTGATTCTGACATTCCTGTTCCAATCTTACCAAAACCAGTGCTATTGAGCTGAGAATCACTTTGTCTTGCCCAATTAGCAGTAGCAAAAGTATCTGAAGTTCCTAATGCTAAAGCAACAGTTAAAACCCATTGGTCTACTTCACTAAGTCCACTAGAAAGTCCTGTTAAGTTAGAACCATCAATAGCTGGTAAAGTACCAGTCAAACTCGCAGCTGGAAGAGTCTTAGTAGCTGCCATCGCAATATCATTGTTTAATGTAATGCTTCCAGTGCCATCTGCGGTTTGTATTTGGTCTACTTTAACTTTTGATGCCATTAGTTACTCCTATAAACTTTGTGCGTCTATCATCTCTTGATACGCAGTTTTAACTGCTGCTGTCCAAGTTGCTGTGGCTACTGCTTGTACTCTAGCATCTTCACCACTTATATCTGTGTCACCCCAAGTATCACCTGTCTTAGTGCTTGGGTCTAAAACGTGTCTATGATATGATTGACTAAGTTGTACACCATCTTCCATAACTCTTGTTGCTGTGCGTACTTGCACTTGCCCCATTTCTAGGACTTCTATCTTATCTACTACTGTTTCTTTCGTTAAAGCCATTGCTTTCTCCTGTTATTAAATATCCGTGCCTAGAATCCACTAAGCATAATTAACCTGTATGATATGTGACATTAATATTCCAATCACCACCACCAGCATCTACATCATTTTCATTTAACATTGTATTTGAATCTACCACCCATAAATATGATTGTCCACTTACTGTACTTACATACGCATTACCAGTTGAACCATAACCAGAAAAACGACCTATACCCATTTCATAAGTGTTGGAACTTGCAGCAAAAGGCAATCCACCAATTACCATTTGAGTACCATCACCATCAGCACTTGTACCAAGATAGGCGTGAACGTGAACTAATCTACCAATTTTTGTATATCTAGCTGAAGTAACACTAAGCGAAATGCTTCCACCATTATTTGTAGGAGTCCAAGTTCCCTCCTCATAGTCATCCAGAGTATTTGCATCAGTATTACTTGTTACACCTAAACAAACTCCTTTACCAGCAGTTGCAAAAACTATATCACCACTAGTTATAGTAGTATCACCAGTAGATGAAATAGTTCCAGCAGCTATCACATTACCATCTTGGTCAATACTAGCTTTCTCTACTGCATTACTCTGAAACTTAATATCACTCCCAGAGCCATTTGCGTTTAGGGTTAAGTCAAAATTAGTCGGTGACTGTAAATTTTTTACATCTAATGTACTCACACTATACTCCAGTTTCCGTTGACTGTGACTGTGTAGCCATCAGCTATTGTTATCGGTCCAGCCGACATACCATTAGTAGTTGATCCAATTGTAATGTTCTCACTAATTGTTTGTGCATTGGTTCTAATCACATGAGAAGTACCTAACGCAGGCCCCGCTTTAGCAGCTGTTGCAATCATATCTGCATCAACTATTCCGTCTGGGAGTCCCCCGACTGAAATTCCTGTTACTGTTCCATCTCCATCAATTACTATTGCCATTATGTTATCTCCGTCCAATTGATTATTACTTCATTCCAAATATAATCCTTACCATCGTCTGGGTAAGGTACAGGTGCTTCCCACACACAAGTAGTTTCATTAAGAGTCCAATGTGTGTGTGGTTGGGGTGGAATAAAAGCATCTCTTGATGAATTATATGTAAATCCTACCCCTGCAAAATTCTTTCTTAAAGGTGTGCCATCATCTTCCGTATTTGAGTTAGGAGCATAATGTTTACCCCCTCTCGTATTATATGAAGTTTGAATCCAAGTTCCTTCTTGTGTATCAATAAAGTCTTGTTCAGCTACAATCACTTGTGTAACAAATTCATTTTCTACTTTTGCATAATGTGCCATATCGTCTCCTATGCTGTATATGTACCTGAACTGGTGTAAGTTAAAATAGTATCTGAGCCATTTGTAGTTACTGTGGGTGAACCTGATGTAGTTCCTGAATAACTAGCAGTTGCCATACGAAGTATTACAACGCCTGAACCACCAGCACCGCCAGTACCATAAGAAGCAGAGCCTGAAGTACCACCTCCACCACCGCCTGTATTAGCAGTTCCAGCAACTCCATTTCCGTGTGGACTGTCTACACCGTGACCAGCACCACCACCGCCAGCACCACCGACAGATTGGTTAGCACCATAGCCACCACCACCTCCGCCACCTGCTCTTGTTACAGCAGAACCTGTGATAGATGAGGATAATCCAGCACCACCATCACCGCCAGTGCCAGAAGAAGAATTACCAGCATCATAACCGTTAGCACTAGCTCCACCGCCACCGCCACCCATACCAGTTCCTCCATCATAAGTTCCACCATCGCCTCCATCAAAACCTTGACCAGTATTACCACTTGAACCAACAAGACCGCCAGGATTGCCAGTTGCACCCCCGCCTGCACCAGAACCATAAGTTCCCTCTGGTCTTGCCTTATTACCTTGCTTACCACCACCGCCACCACCATAAGAAGTTACTGTGTTGAATACACTATTTGAACCGGGAAGACCAAAATCGTAATATACGCCTGCACCACCAGCACCAACTGTTACTGTGTAAACTGTAGTAGGTATTGCAGCTAAAGCTGTTTCAGATGAACCATTCCTACCAGATGTTTCTGAGTTATAGGTATTTCTATAACCGCCAGCTCCACCGCCACCGCCTCTCGCATAACCACCACCTGCTCCACCACCAGCAATTACTAAAGAGTCAATAGTATAAGTAGTTCTTATATCTCCAGAACCCCCTCCTACATTAGTCCAAACATTAGCACCAGTGCTTACATCAGTAGCAATATATGTTTCACCATCAGTCTTATTAACCCAAAGGTGCCCTGTTGCAGATGGATTAGTAGATACAGTCGGGTCAGAAGCGGATACTGTAGCATCAGACAAACCAGCGAGAGTTGATGCAATTCCAGTTAAATTAGAACCATCACCATCACTATTAAGTAGTGTGCCTGTAGCATCAGGGAGTGTAATCGTTCTATCCGTTGAAGTATTAGGAGCTGCGATAGTTAAAACTCCTGTACCACTTACGTGTCCTGTAATTTTTACTTTAGACATGTATAACTCCTATTATGAAATATTGCCGCTTTTTCCACCAACATTAACCCAAACATTATCACCAGTACTTATACTAGTACAAACATACCATTCTCCCGTAGTTTTGTTAATCCAAATATGTCCTGTTGCTGAAGGATTAGTTGATACTGTTGGATTTGAGGCTGATACTGTAGCATCTGATAAAGCATTAATAGTTGTCGGACCTGCTCCAGATAGACTAGAACCATCACCATCGGCAGTTAATAAAGTACCTGTGGCATCTGGAAGTGTTATCGTTCTATCCGTTGAAGTATTAGGAGCTGTAACAGTTAAAACTCCTGTACCGCTTGCGTGTCCTTGAACTTTTACTTTAGCCATTTAAGTCTCCTAAACTATTATCCATGTAGAGCCTGAAGGTACTGTTACTGAAATTCCATTGTTAATAGTAATCGGACCTGCTGTTACTGCATTATAAGTAGAACTAATACTATAGTTAGATGATATAACGTTTTTCATTTCGTATAAACCTTTAGTAGTTGTATTAGCATCTGTATCTAAAGTTGCCCAGGAAGCTGAACTACCATCAGTAGTCAAGTACTTACCATTATGAGAACTTTGTGTAGGCAATGCATCTACTGTAGCCCATGAGTTATCTCCTCGTAAATACGTGCTAGAAGAAGCTGTTCCTGACGCTGATAATTCTGCGACACCTACAGCGTCATCTGCCATTTCTGAGTTACCTACTGCATTGGCTTTAATTTCATCTGCTCCCACTGCATCTGTTCCAATAGAAGTAATATCTATAGAATCTGTAATGAAGGCTACTGGTTGAGAACTTCCAATATACCCAGCCATTAGGTTATCTCCATATAAGAAAGGTGTGCATCTAAAGCATTCGCTACTGAACCTTTGACTTTGACGACATCTGTTGTTTCCATAACAATTTTACCATCAATAAATGACAGTGCAGTATTCGCAGGTATTGGTGTATCTTCACCAATTAAATTAATTACATCTGAACCTATTGTAACGGTTACTGAAGCGTTGCATGTAGAACTAGTTGTATTAGATAGTAAACCACCAATTAATACTGTAGTAGTAGAACTAGGTACTGTATATAAGGTTTCAGCACTAGTACCTACCGTGTCTACTGAACTTCTTTTAAATGTATTTGCCATAATTTTATCCTAGTGCGATTGCCATTGCGACTGCGTCTCCCTCTGCATCGGCTTGGTTAGTCCATTTACTGGAACTTGCGTTATATTTAAGTACTTGCCCATCACTGACGGAAGATATAGTAGTGTCATCTAAAGCTGAAACTGTTCGAGTGGTTAGCTCTAAAATATTAGTGCTTGTATCACGAACGTACAGTTTCTTGTCCGCTAGATTAACGGCTATTTCTCCATTAGTAATATCTGATGTCGATGGAACGTTACCACTAGACGTAGTACGTTTTGGTTTGATTATATTTGCCATTTGGCGCTCCTTTATTTGCTATTTAGCTGAGCTTTGAGGGGTGTATATACACCCCTTTAATTTGAATTTTTAGAATGTACCACCATCTATAGTGTTAGTCCATTGAGGAGCTGTTGCTCCAGTATTCATTTGAAGAAACTGTCCTGCAGTTCCTTTGGCTAACTTAGAAATTGTAGTACCTGCACTTGCATACATTAAGTCACCTGCTGTAAAAGAGGCTAATCCTGTACCACCATATCCTACTGCAACTGTAGTACCTTGCCATACACCTGTAGCAATGGTGCCTAAAGTTGTAATGGTATTCTGACCTACATATGAAGTATGAATATCAATTGCATCTGCACTCACAGCAATTCTATTTGCAGTACCTACAACATCTAGTGTATTAGCACTTTTAGTTAAACCTGCACCTGCAGTAACTTGACCTGCACCCGAGAACTGTGCTACTCCTAAAAGAGTAGTACCTAAGTTAGCATCCCCATTGTGAGTAAATACATATCCATTTTCTGAATTTGTACCTTGCTCTACAAAAGTAAATGAGCCACCTGTAAGTTCTGAGTTAGAATCCGCGTCTGTAGCACGAGTTATAACCCATGCAGTAGAACCATCACCAACAGTAGTAACTGTATAAATACCATTTTGTTTAGTATCAGCCTGGTCTTTAACTAGAATTCTATCTCCAGCTGCTAAAGTAACACTTTGACCCATTCCCGCTGAATCATTAATTGCTCCGTTGCTACTTTTAGTCATTGTACCAGCACTATTGTTATAAGTATTGCCATCAAGTGCTGCAGTTGTACCAAGTACTACTGAGTCTTTAATATCAAGACCAGTTTTAACTGCGTCAACATATGACTTGTTAGCTGCATGGTGAGTGGCTGTTGGAGTAGCTACATTGATAATATTAGCGTTTGATGCGTCAATATCACCAGTACCGTGTGGGTCTAAAACAATATCGTTATTAGAAGCTGTTGTAGAAATAGTAGCATTAGCTACAGTTATATCATCTGCAACAAGTGTACCATCAAGAGTTACGTTCCTTAAAGTTGCAAGGTCTCTATTTGAATCTACAACCAAAGCTTTAGAAGCAGCAACAGTTCCAGCAGTAACACCATCAATTGTTTCTAATTCTGCTTCATTAATAGCAGCACTACCAATAGTAAATCCTGTTCCTGTTACAACACCTGTTGAAGTAATTGCTCCAGAGCCTATTGTACCAATTCCACTAATATTTGTACTTCCATCTAATATTACCGCTTTATTAGCTGCTGCAGTACCGTTAGTAACTCCATCTATCTTTTCTAAGTCTGTTTCATTCATACTAGCTGAACCAATAATAAATGAACCTGTTGCTGTAACATTTCCTGTTGAAGTAACATCTCCAACTGAAGTTATGTTACCAGCCAAAGTAACATTAGCACTAGAAAAAGTTGCTGCAGTAGTTGAGCCAGATTTTATGATTAAGTTAGAACCACTAGAAGTAAGAGTACCATATTGAGTACCACCGTCTAACAGTGCAATATCTCCGCCGTCAGCGTCTATTTTAATATCTCCTGGTGCGTCGAGTGTTACATCTGTTCCACCATTTAGTACAAAATCTAAGACAGTCGTACCGGCTGACTTCATAGTAATATTATTACCTGCAGCATCTAAGTTAATGTCTGCCGCTGCATCAAGTGTAATATCTGAACCTGAATCAATCTCAGTAATAATTGGGGTTGTTAAAGTTTTATTTGTTAAAGTATCTGTAGTATCTTTACCTACTAAAGTATCTGTAGCGTCTGGTAAAGTAAGAGTTCTGTCAGCTCCTAGTGCGGCTACACCTGCAAGAGTGATTTTATTTGTTCCATTAGCAGTGCCCTCAAGAAACTCAACAGTTCCTGCTGCTGAATTACTTGTACCAACTTTTAAAACATCTAATGCGTTAGTAGTATCTGTAATAAGTGCTGAACTAGCAGTTGCTGTACCATGTACATGGTCAAGCATGCTTGTAAAGTATTCACCACCAATAACCTCTATACCAGATGCATCACCAATTAGGAGTCTACCACCGTTGTTTGCTTGAGTACCCGAACCTTGAGTATGTGCTAATTCACCATTCGCTAGCGAACCTGGCAGGGCTGTTCCAGTACTTCTTTTGATTTGAATCGTATTTGCCATAATTAAAAATAACCTCCATTAAGGGTTACGTCAGCGTACTCTGTGGTACCTGAGTCCTCTGCTAGTTGTGCAGCAATAACGAGGTTTTCCCAAGTTGTATTCCTGTAAACTTTCAGTTGATTATTTGCTGTATCATACCATAAGTCCCCTTCTTCTAAATTAGCGTCACTAGAAGCGGGCGCCGTTGCCCCCGTGAACTTTTGGTCAGCAAGTTGATGCAAAGCATCTTGTATATTTGTTGCGTCAATATCAGTCCCTGCTACAGGGTTGATTGCAATTTGACTAGCATCTGCGATAGCTAGTGTATTGGTCGTTACGATAACTTGGTCTGTTGTTACTGTTATCTCGTTACCAGTTGTTTCTGTTACCGTTACTACTACACTCATGATGTTATTCCTGGAGAGATAGTTGCTCTCCCCTGGATTAGTCTAGTAACTACACCAGAACTATCTGTAATTTCTACATCATAAACGTACTCATGAGCAGCATCTAACGCTGCTGTTTGGGCTGCTGACAAGGATATAGTAAATATACCTTGATTTTGAATCACCCAAGCAGTAGTCATAGTAATAGGAGAAGTATCATAATAAGATTTACCAATTTTAGAAGCCGTAGTAAAGCCAGTTAAGTCTCTATCCACTCCAGCACTCTGGTCTACCTCTAACCTTAAACTCCAGGTAGAGCCTTGTTCGATACTTATATTATATGTTCCTGCAGCCATTTAAAATTCCTTAGTAAAAACCTTGCACATATCGGTAGTTACCCTTAATGCGCCTTGTACTTGTTAAAAGGTCTATTCCAATAAATTTTTAAGACCATTTCTTAATAAGTATATTATATCAAAAAAATACCAAAATGTCAAGAAGTAAATTTTTGGTGGATATTAAATATTAGTAACAGTAAAACCGTTAGTATCTATATCAGTTCCAGCACTACCTGCACTTCCAGCGCCACCTGAACCATCATTACCACTTCCGGCTGATCCATTACTTCCAGAGTTACCTACAGTACCTCCTGCTCCTCCTCCACCGGCTGTTGCCCAACCTCTACTACCGCCAGCTCTAGCTCCTTGACCTCCACTACCAGCTCCTGTTAAACTACCTGCTCCTCCGTTTGCTGATTGTTGCCCACAACCTGAACCGTTACATGTTCCATTACGAGCACCTCCATTTCCGTAGCTTTGGCCACCGCCGCCACCACCTCCTCCAGCGAAATCTTGGTCTGACCAGCGCTGGTCATCAATTGCACCACCACCGCCTCCTCCGCCGCCACCGCCGCCTTTGATTTGGTTATTATTGTCTAAGTTTATATTACATTCTACGTATAAAGCTGTACCCCCGGTACCTCCTGTTCCTCCTCCCCCTCCAGGACTTCCTCCAGAACCTCCAGTTCCTCCACACCCATAAATATAGCCATTATTAATAATGGTTAGTGTACCACCGTAACCTTGACCTGTTTTAAAAGCAGGAACACCAGTATTATCAGAATAAATATAAACTCCACTATTAATAGTTATTTCAACATCCATAAACTTATCTATACCAGCTAAGTTATCTAAGTCTACTTGATTTTGATTAGAAGTGAAAGTATAAGACCATACACTACGAAATGAGTCTCTCCAACTTCCGCCGTCTTTTACTTGAACTTTTTTAATTCTTTTCCAGTCCCCATCTTTCTTAACCCAAATAGCTGTTGGAGTTCTTATAGTTCCACTGTCTTTTACACTAATAGGCATGATATTTTAATATTGATACCAAACATCACCGTTACTTCCACCTGATGCGGCTGAAGTACTAACGGTTCTTGTACCATAACCATTAGCTGTTGTAGCGTCAGCTATATTAACTAATGTGGCTTGTTTAGTATTTAATTGTGTTGTGATGTCCGCTCCGACACCTGTTAAAGAAGCTCCACTACCTGTAAATTTGGTTGCTGTAACATTACCAGTACTAGGATTATAAGTAAACCCTGTATCTGTTTCTGCTCCTTGAGATCCTGTTGCTCCGTCTACAAATATAGGATAAACTGTTTCATTATTCGTATTATTAGCTGAAGCTGTAAAAGTAGCTGCATTACCTGATATGTCAGAACTTATTGTAGCAGGTAAACGAGCGTCTGCTACAGTTCCTGCATTAAGATTATCTGCATTTCTAAAAAAGGCTGCATCTTGAGTAGATGCTCCTAAGTAATTTGCTACTAATTCATTTTGTAGTGTATCATTATTTCTGGCAAGGTTATTAGCCCCTGCCGCGTTATTAGGGGCGCAACCCACTACTGTTGCTACATCTATTGCGTATTGACCTGATGCTACCAAGTCTCCCCAACTAGACGAGCCTCTAATTAACCATTTTTTATTGGTTCCGTCCCAGCGTATAGTCCCTTGTACGTGGTTACTAGCTAATTCTGTGTTATCATCATCATTGAATTGCCTAGCCACGTCTTCATCCCTTCTTCTAATATAAGTTATTATATCAGAATAAGTAGATGCTAACTTAGGGTCACTGGTAGATACCCAATCTGCTGCTGTATATGCCATAGTTGTTTAAACTCCTGTTGCTTGCCATGTAAATGAACCGTCTGCAAAATCTCCTGTTTGAGCATCCAAAAGGTACACTTTAAAGGTTGTAGGGTTAGCTACATCTGTAAAATCATAAATTGCGGTATTTTGTCTACCGTTGTTATTCCCACCTGAAATATATTTAGGGGATACAGTTATACTATTAACATCTTTAAAAGATTTATTAAAAGTTACTGTAGCTCCTGTTGCTCTGTTTGCCCATGTAATAGACACATCTTCAGTAGCCTGGTCCCTAACCGTTCCAAGTCCTAAAGATATTGATTGCTTACTAATTTCCTTAAAACCTTTATTAGTAGAGCCATCATAAGTTATTTTTACCTTTACATATCTAAAAGAATTAGCTAGTAAAGAGGTATTTCCTGCTGTTCCTGCTGTCCAACCAGTATGATTAGTAATATCTGCTACTTCAAAAACAGTCTCACTATTTGTATAGTATAAAGTTGGAGTAGAGGATACAGCTGCGACCTTATCTTCCGCAGTTGTAGTCAAAGTTATAGTAGCAGTATCTATTTCTGTTCCCATATCCCACTTTTGATAATAAGTGGCAGTTTGTTCAGGTTTTACAAAATAAGCGTATCCTGCTGTTACCTGTGCTTGAGGTGTTGCCCAACTGTTATTAACAAAGTGTTGTTGCCATGTTTCCGTAGTATTAATAGGTAATACTGCACTAGTATTACTTTCATCCTCAATATTTGTCCAAGAAGCTGCAGAACCTTCTATCCAGCTATGCCCATTATTTTCACAATCAGTTTCATTATTATACACTCCTCCACTACAATAACCCGCTGCTAGCGCACCAGTATTATACTTAGAATCAACTTCATTTAATACTTCAAAGTCTCTTGGTTCACTAACTTCTACTGATATGGATTGAGGAGTAGCATAATTACCTGCCAAGTCTTTAGTTCTTGCAAAATATTTATAAGTTCCAGAAGAGGTTTCAAAGAAAGAGTAAGTATTTGTATTTCCGACATTAGTAATATAAGTAGTAGTTGTTAAATAATCAGAAACTGTACAAGTTCCTGCTGCAGGACATCTATAAATATCATAAGATGTAATAGGCAAAGAAGTTGCTACGGGGTCTGCCCATCTAAGTATAACATTATTATCAATAACTTGTGCAGTCAAAGAACCTGCTGTAATCTGATTAGGATTTGTTACTGGAACTGATATTCCTACAGGTAAAGATATATTACCTATAGAATCATAAGCTACTAAATAAATAGACCTAGAACTTTCGCCCGACCCATTAGTCGGCCCCCAAGTTACTGGTGTAGAATACTTTGACGCAGTACCCGCTTTGGAGTTTCTCTCCCCTCTAGTAGACGTAAGTTTACTAGTAGTAGCATTCCAAGTAGGTAATTCCCAAAATATTCTAAAACTTGTAATAGGAGCAGTAGTAACTACTGGAAGAGTCCAGGTAACTTCTACAACTCCATTTGAAGATTTTGTAGAATAATCACTAATAGTTAACCCAGTAGGAGCGTTAGGACGAGTTACTGTAACATCTTCTATATCAGGTATATAATCACTTTCACCATTATTATACGCAATACCCCAATTTCCCGCCGAATCTACAGGAACTACCCAATATCTTCTAATATCACTAGAAGTACCAGTAGTTGACGAAATAGCTCCGTTAGAGTTAGCAATTGTTGGGCCCCATTCTACTTCTTGTTTAAACTCTGTAGTTCCTAATTCTGATAAATAAGGGCTTCCTCTATTTTCAAATGTTGGCGCTGTTGTTCCTGTTTTATAATCTTGATAAAAAATTTTATAATGTGATACAGGTAATTGAGAAGAAGTAATAGTAGGAGCTGTCCAAAAGACTCTCGCATCAACTTTAGTTCCTTCATCATTTTGAATAAATTGATGTGCAGCAGATAGTACAGTAGGAGGGTTTATTTGAATAGATTTTGAAATTTCATTTCCTGACTCATTCCCTGCTAAATCTAAAGCTTTTACAATAAAAGTTCTATAAGCTGTTGAATCCCCACTTTCTCCCGTACCCCAAGTTACTGGAAAAGTTAATGTATTTGCAGGGTTAAATACGCCCTCTGTTGTTCCATGCCCAGTTGCTACTGCTCCTGCCCAACTAGTACTAGTATTACCTGTTCTATATTTAACTTGATAACTTGCAATATCAAATAAACTATTAGCTGGTTTAGGCCAAGTTATAGTTAGCATACCATCCTCAATAGTATGGGATATAGTTTGTGAAGACCAAGTTGCTCCAGTTATTGATACTGTACGAGAAGTAGCATTAGTAGAGTATATTCCTGAAGTATCCACTGCTTTTATAAGAAATGTCATACTACCCAAAGGCATACTATCTGCAGTATATAACCAATTATTTGCTTTACCTCTAAATACTTCTGTGTTATTAGACAATGTAGTTTCCCAGCTGCCTCCCCCTGGAGCTTTTTGAATTACATACTCTTTGAAGTCTACATCTGTTATTTCTGGCCAACTAAAATATATAGCATTTGCACTGGGTCTAATTACTGGAAGATTGAAAACTACATCTGAAGGTGGAGCTACCTTACCTAGTATTGTAGCTGATTTAGTAGCAAATCTAGAAAATATGTTAGCCATTAGTAGATTCTCCTAGTTTTTACTCGAAACTCTAAGTTTCCTGCAGGTGCGTCCTCAATAACCATACTTGTAGCAGTTGTTTCCCCTAAAGAGAACCAATTAGATACTGGGTCAGTTCTCCTCCATTCAACATAATAACTAGCAGTATAAGGATATAAAGTTGTAGTTCCTGCAATTACAGGAGCTGTCCAACTAAACGTTGCTCTATTTTTAAGGGTATTCCTAGAATCTAAATATAATTCTTCATCTATTGCTAAATTATCGGGTTCTGGAACTTTTTCTTCTGGGTCAGGTAAAATACTAGTAGACTTAGCTGAAAAAGCTATATTTTCTTCAATTAAATTATACTTTGCAACATGGTATTTTAAAGCACTTATTTCAACTATATTTGACTCAGCTTCCCTCAAGGATAAAACTCTAAAGTCTTGGGCTTCTACATTGCCCATTTCTTCTAAAATCCACATATATTCCGTAGTAGGAGTATTTGTAAAACTGTCATCAAAAGTTATTTCAGTAACATCTGCAGAAGCATAGTCCCAAGTTCCATCCTCAGAAATAGGTCTAGATTCTACCCAAGTAAAAGGTTTCCATTCATTATCTATATGTGCATTAAGACATGTTTCCTGTGTAGTTTCTGATTGCTTTATACCATTACGCACACAAGCTGCTTCCGCATTAATTAAAGAAAGATTATAAGTAGGTCCCGCCGTCCAAGTTGCAGAATTAGCTTCACAAGTAGCTTTAGTAGTATAAGAATTATTACTACAAGTTCCCCCTGTTAATGCTGTAGCATTATCTAATTTAATAAGACTACTTGTACTATTAGAAGCTACTCTTCCCCCATACCTAACTCCTGCTCTAGAAGGGTCTGCTATTTTTATTAAGTCTCCAGGACGAACTCCTGCTCCCTCCATTCCTGTTTTAAAAGTTACAGTTTCAGTTTCATGTTTTTCAGTATATAGTATCCATTTACCTATTCTACGCGCCTGGGACTGTGAAGTACAACCTACAGCTCTAACATTAGTAGAAAATATTTGGTTATTAGCCGCTACAATTCCTGCGGCATCTTCAACATATTCCACATTTTGTTTATATAAATCTTCTGGGTTATTCCAAGTAACTAAAGCTACATTATGTCTTTGTTTACGAGAGGTTCCTTCATAGCTAAATAACCCATCAATTACATTAGCTTCACTAAAATTCATTATAGGGTCTTTTGGAGCATCCTGAACTGGAGTTATCATTCCTTCTTGCCAGTATAACATACCACGAAAAATTGAAGCTATATCACTAACAATTTTATAAGCTTCTTCAGCAGATTGTAAGTATAAATTACAAGTAAATCTTGCTTCTTTATTCCCCCAACCATCATCAACTCCTTCAAAATTTCCTTGGTTATTTACTGCATCACAATATTTTGCTATATCATATAATGCCCACTTATCTATTTGACTAGAAGAAAGCCAGTTTCCTAGCCCATATCTATTTTCAGTACATAAATCATAGAGTATCCAAGCAGGATTGCATGTCCATTCAGTATCAAAGGTACCGTCCCAAGTACCATTATATAAGGTAGTACCAACTTGAGTACCTGTCCAAGTACCCCCTGCTGCCTCACAAGTGTCCTTCCGTCTATACCCACCTAAGGAACAGTGCCCTGGGTCATAAGAAGTATAATTACTAGGAACTTTTACTTTTACTCCTTTTATTTCGTAACCTCTGGTTGGTACACTATTAAATTGTCTAGAGTCTATTTGAGTCGCAATAAGAGCGCTATTCGGGTAAGTTAACCTATTATCAATTATTTGTGTGTAGGAACCCCAATATAACTCGTTAGTTATTTTAGAGCTAGAAGGGTCACTAGTAGTTCTTTCTACCTTTATAGATATAGTAGTAAACCCCGAAGATTTCCATGCTGCAGGGATATCTAACCTATAAGCTCTTTCATACTTAGTAGTAGTTTTTCCCGAAATACTATGGGATTTTGCTAAGTACCAACTTCCTGAACTGTTTTTATCTAAGTATATTTTATAACTTACAGAAGAACCATGTATGTCTCCGTTATCTGCATCTACTTCTGTTAATGCATTAACGTACAGAGTTACCCTAACTGCATCTACTGTAGTAGAATTAAAAGTACGTACTATAGGACCGGGAGACCCATTCTTTACCTGAGTCTCAACTGAAGTAGTTGATTCAGTGCCATGAAACCCTGGTATAGAAGTTTGCGAGTTTGTTCCTTCTCTAGAAGTATAACTAAAATCATCAAAATTGTAAGTTCCGCTAGCATCCTGTAAAGGAGTATTATCTAAATAAATGGATTTAGCTCCATTAATTAAACCAACAACTTCTCCCTCAGATACTAAATCAATTATTCTAGCTTTAGAAACTGAAAATAGAGTATCGTCGTCTTCTATAGGTGATCTGCTTCCGCCACCGCCTTTACCGCCGCCGCCTCCACCGCCGCCGCCTCCAGAACCTCTAATCCATTCACTTTCACTCATTAGTAATCTTCCGCATTCATTCCTGAACTAATTACAGCCCCACCGACCATAAGTTGTCCGTAACATAAAGGAATTGCCACACCTTGTTGAGTAGTATTTACTACACCACCAAAACTATAGTTTGACTTTTCTTCTGCATCGGGTTTTGGAGTAGGAGCCAATAGTTGAGCTATACCTCCTAACATTAATCCAAATCCTAATTTCATAGCCATACCTGAAGTAGCTGCTCCTAGGCTCCCTAAAGCTGCTCCAGTTGTAGCACTTACCGCTGTGGCACCTCCATGTAATACTGCTCCTGTTGTTCCTACAGCTCCCGCTGAACCAGCAATAGTAGTCGCTAGCCAAGGTGCTGCTACCATTAAGCCTACACCAAGTATTACCTTACCTAAACCACCTTTCTTTGCCCCAAGTACAACAGGTACAATTTTTACCTCTTGTCTACCTGAGGGGTTATAAATCTCTTCTTCTTTTTCTAAGTAGGTCTTACCAACCATTACTTTATATCCCATGCCTCTTTCATGAGATGAGCAAACAAATTGTCTAAAACCAGGGTTATTTGCTGCTAAAGCCTGCATAGCTTCTGAAGGCGAATTGATATCTAAAGACCAATCTCTCCCGTATTTTTGTGCTAATTCCCCGTAAAGGGTTACTTTCTTTAACATAATGATTTGTGCCTTAAATGATGGGTAGTATGCTTACGCCAGTACCCTCCGTATAGTTCTCTATTTGATAACCTACCATGAACATGATGAAGAATTTTGTCGTCTCCGATGAAAAGTGCCGCATGGTTAGGCACAGGTGAAACTAATTTTATCAAAAATATATCATATTTTCGTATATCTGTTTCATCTTTTATCTGGACAAAACCTTGCTCTTCATAGTTATCTAAGTATCTATTCTCTCCTTTTAACCACCACTCGTCTTTACCCGAAATACATTCAAAATTTATATTTTTTTCTTTTTTATAAAAATCTCGTATCAAAGTACAGCAATCTAAAATTCCATAATGAAAATGTCTTCCTACATAAGGTGCTTCATATCCATTTGGCTCCCAACTAAATAATTTGTTACCTGGCCAACTTAGTATATACCAAGGTTTTTGAGACGTTTCACACGCTACTTTATCTGCTTCTGAAGGGTAACAATCTTCATGTGGATGAGAATGACAAATACCAATAATTTCCCCAGTATCCTCTGCATCTGCATAACTAACTGGGTCCAGTATAAATTGTTCTTCTGCTGATTCAGCTAAATTTTTTGCTCGAAAATACCGTTCTTTTCCTTTGGAAGTTACTATAAGTAGTCCACATGCTTCTCTTGGAAATTCTTCTTCGGTATGTTTTCTAAATTCCTCTAATGTTTCCGACTTCATCGGAATTAGCCCATTTTCATTCCTGCACCTGGAAATCCCCCGAAAGGAACTTCTTGAGGCTCTGGAAATCTAAGTTCACAAGCTGTAAAAGTTTTTGCACATACATCTAATGCGGCGTTATTAGTAGATACATTAGCTTCTGTCCAATAGTTACTCCCACTATACCCACACTCTGTTCCTTTATAAACCCACGGACATGTATTAGCAATTACTGACCTACCAGGCAATTTGACCCCTTGTACATCATGGGCTGCCGTAAGTTCAAATTCTATGTGCGTTTTAGTTTCTAAAGCTTTTCTATCAATATACCATATTTCTTCTGCAAAATATGCAGTATCATCTGCTAAAGCACTCGCATACCATATGCCAGGTGTCCAAGTACCAGAATTAGATTCACAAGTTGATTGAGTAGTATAAGCAGTGTTACTACAAGTACCACAAGTGGTAGATGTGTAAGTTGTCCACGTTCCTGCAGAACCATTTTTTGTTGCATCTAAACAATCTGCTTTACTTAAACTGTAAGGGGTACCTCCGGATTCTCCTGTACATTTTCCACCTGCTGGGTAGCCTCCTATATAACAATATGCATCTAAGTATTTAGCAAAAGTTCTTTTTCTAGTGACTTTTGAGCCAACTAGATCATCATAACTGGAAAGAACTCCTGATAAAAGAGTGGTAATATTAGCTACTGTTAATTTCGGTCTAGGAATTGCTCCTTTTCCTGTAAATTCAAAACCATCTGCTTCTATCGGAAAGGAAGAATACCTATTTCCTTGCCACACTATTTCTTGGTAATTTTCATTAATACCAGAATGCCACCTAAAAATAGGTTCTGTAGAAGGAGCTGTACCTGTAGACATATCTAGTTCAAATAAATCAACTAAATCTCCAGGCTCTAGCTTATTAATATCGCTTATAATCTTGTCTGCCATTATGGTTCAAATACTCTAACGAAAGTTGCGTTTATATCTTTATATCCCAGTACAGGAGTAGTTACATTCCATTGATTACAAATATACTTCTTGTATGGGTATATAGTGTAAGTTTCTTGGTTTGCCATAATATCTCCACTTAAAGATAAAGTAGTAGCACTATCAATTGCTGTAACAGTAGCCGTATTAGAGGAAGAATCAGTAACCGTAGTATTCAAGTACCTATTAGTAAAGTATTGGGTAGTATCTATAAGCTTATTAGTTGTAGCACTAGTAGTAGTACTAGAAATCTCTGTGTCTGGAGGGTACCAATCAAATGCTGTTACGCCTGCTTGGTCTTCCAGAAATTTTATTATCTTATTAGCATCTGCATTACTTCTACTATTCCAAGTTAGCCTCCAACTTTCTGGTAAATTATTAATACCAGCAGCTACTCTTTGTTCATATCCATCCCCATATTTGGCTGTAAGTACTCTAGGAGCTTGATCTGTTGAGAGCCCTCTATCTGGTATTATATTTACATCTGTATTAAAATTTGCCATAACTATTAAACGCTACTAAGTAGCCCTCCTGGTCTTTGCTGGTCTACTAATTCTGACTGTACTGCTTGAGAAATTAGATAACCCAATTCTTTAGCTCCTGCTCCAGTTGATTCTGTTACCCCCGATTGTCCGTTAGCGTCTACTGATACATTTACTGTAACATTATTACCTGTTCCGCCTTTAACAGGAATAGCTCTTCCATCAGGTAATGGAACTACTGCTTCATTATATTTACCTTCTCCCACCATTCCTAAAGTAGGTCTATTAGCTATTCCTCCATTTGCGAACGCTCTAAAACCTCCAGAAGCTATTCCACCACTACCAAAAGGTAAAAAGGATTGAAGTATCATTCCTAATATTTGAGAGCTAGCTGAATTATTTCCAGTCCAATTATTAAACTTGTTCTGACCTGGGCCTTTATTAAATATAGAAGGAGAACCAAGTATAGAATTAGTAATAACACCCCCAAGTTTCTTTCCTCCGTCCATTACTCCTAAAGCATTCATAAATCCTCCGAGGGTTCCGCTCTCACTAGTATTGTGTTCTATATTTACAAGACTAGTCGAAGTACCTGTAGTGAGTTCCTCTAAGGATTTCTGTCCTTCAAGTAATAAGTTTAAATTAGTATTAACACCCTTGCCAATTTCCTCATTACCAGCGGGGCCTAACCAAGTATTACCAAATAAAAGTTCTGCTCTACCTTCCCCTCTTAAAGTCTCCTCCATAGATCCTGGGCCTTTTGAAGTAGTTTTGCCCCAAGCTGGACCTATTAAATGCATTTCCAACATTTCATTGGTCTTTTTTTGTTGTGCTAATTGTGCCTCTGCTACCGCAATCATGAGTCCCTTAGCTTCTGCTGCTAATACTCCTGATTCTATTGCTGCTGCAACTTCTGATACCTCTGCTACCTTATTTCTTCCTGATAAATTTCCTCTTGCACGATGGGTACCACTTCCTTGATCAAAACCAAAGGCTCTCCATATACTATCTACCCCGGACTCGTTAGTTGCTCCAGAACCTATACGCCAACCTCCGCCAAAAAGGGGAGAAGTTAAAGCTCCTTCTACACCTGGCTCATTAACACCAGCATTCCAATTAAGCCCATAATTTCCTGCTGTACTTGGAATTTCTGTTTGAGTATAAGGACTAAACCCTAGTATCTTTACTCCTCTCTCCCACAAGTTCTTTAAATAATTAGTTCTTTCTTGTGCCATTTCTAACTCAGATTTTGGAAATAAAGTATTTGTCCAATCCTCACCCAACATTGGTCTTAACATATTTGCTAAAAACCCTTTATTACCAAATACTGCTTTTTGTGCCATGTCCCCTATCAGTTTAGAACCAGCACTTGCGAAACCTTGAGCTAAAGTAGTTCGAAACTTAGACATATCAAAGCCTTTATTCATAAATATATCGTTAAAAGCACCAGAAACTGCAGAACCAAAAGAATTAGCAATTGTATTCATTGCTGCCCCAAATGTTGCGGCTCTTTCCTTCCAAATAGCATCTCGTAAATCTTCCTGAGCTTTTAAATACTTAGTTTCTAAAAGGTGTCTTTCTGCAATAACATATGCTTCATTAGATAAATTTTCTGCTCTAAGCTTTTCTACTTCAAACGCTAAAGATACCACACCTGGCATACTTCTAAGTTCTGGGAATTGACTAAATAGAGCTCCTGTACGCTTTTGTTTATAGTTACCAGTTCCAATTCCTTTAGCAACTGAACTTCCCATTAATTCATTTCTTAATCCCGCGTCTTTTACTCCAGCAAAAGAACTGTATTGCAAAGCCAAATCTTGAGCTGCATCCATCCTAGCTCTTTGCCCATCTAAAGCATTATTATAATCGTAAGTAAAATTAGCAAGTGCTATAGTTCTATTTATAGTTTTATCTAAAGAAGTTATATACTTATTTATTCGTTTAGTTCTTTCATCAAAAATTTTGTTATCTATTCTCCAAGCTAATATACCTTCTGCTTCACCGTCTGCTCGGGTAGCTTCTTCTAACTCCCACATAGCAGTAGTTGTAGCAGTTAAAGAATCTCTATATTTCAACTGGGTTACGTGTATAGCCTCTGTTGCTGCAATTTTATCTTTTGTAAGCTGAATCTCCCTTAAAGCACTAGCTTCTAGTCCTTCTAGTTCTCCGCCTTTATCAAAAGCTTTATTCTTTTTATTAAGTTTATATAATTCTTCCTTTTGATAAAGTTCTTCTGCTAAAACTAGTCTTTGTAATTGTGCCTGCTTCTGAAGAGTAGAGTTACCTACTTTCTTTAATTTATTAAGTTCTGCTTGGTGACCAGCAACTTTCTCAGCTGAGGCTGCCCAGGCTAGATTATTCTTTATAGCGTCAACACCCGTAATCATCATAAAGGCTTTCGCAGGGTCACTCCCTAAAATTTTCATTAAAATATTTGCATTTGCATCTGTATCCCCTCCCTCAGCTTGGAAAGCATTTACAGCTTTTTGAAGATGCTTATTTGCATAGTTTGACTTAAATAATCCTGCTTGATTTATTTGCTGTAATGCTGCAGTATTGGTTATATTTCCCGACCCCCACTGCCCTACAATATTTTTTTGACTTTTAGCCATATCATACCAAGGAGTTTTCTTTACTAAACTTTCTAGTATATTTTTAAAATCTTTACTATACTTTGTTAAAGTTTCTCCGAAATCTTTTATAGATAAATTTGTAAGAGCAAATTCGTCCCTCATTAATTCTACTTGCTCTAGAAGTTTTTGACGCATTTCTTCATCTTCAGCAAACACTAAAGAGAATCTTTCTAATCTTTTTTCAAAGTTCATCGCCTGCTCACTATACAGATAATTCTGATCTGCTGCAACTCCTAATTTACCAGGGTCTCCTAGCAATTTTGCTATACCTTCTTTATCCATTAATTCCAACATAAAAGCTCCACCACCCATTCCAACAATAGATTTTACAACATTTTCCACATTTTGAACCATAGAATCCTTTATCCCTTTACCAAAAGCAGATTTAAACCCATCAATAAGTTTATCCCAAAAACCCATCTTCTCTACATCTACTGCTAGTTTTTGAAAGGCCGTTTTAGTAGAATTATAGATTTGATCAGATACATTTGCAGCAAACTCTGCAGATTTTAAAGTTTGTTGTAAGCTTTCACTTGTTCCATCTAAAGTTATTAAAGCGTCTTTTTGGCGTATAGTATCTAGAACTCCTTTTAACTCGGTATTTAGTGTTTTTGAAGCTTCGGCTGCTCTAGCAAAGGGAGTATCAAAGTCATGAAAAATACCTATAATAGATTTTGCTATACTTAAAAATATAGTAATACCAAAAAATGCACTCATCAGTTTTCCAGCCATTACTGTGAGAAACTTTAAGGCTCCTGAAAGTACTCCTACTGCAAGACTAGCCTTTTTTACTGCTCTTTCATACTTAGAAATCTTATTTTTTGCATTATCAGTTGCTCTCCCTGCTTCTCTCCATTGCCTTTTAAGTATTTTTAAAGATAATATAGTACCTCTAAATACCCCATGTTTTTGTATAGCAGCTCCTACAGTTCTCCAAGCTTGTATTTGAGTAGCCGCAAATATTGAAGCTGATTTCTTCATAGTAAGAAAAGCTCTATTAACTTTACTAGCTGCGCCTGCAACATTGTGTAATCCTAAAGCTCCCTTTCTTATTTCTATATTAAGTTTTTTGAAAGCTTTTTCTTTCTTTACTAATTCTGCTTCAGAAATACCTTTTAATCCCCCAAAGGTTACTACTCCTCCCTGTAAACTACCTCTAGCTTGTTGTAAAGTAGCTCGAGTACTCGCTATAGGGTTTCTACCAAAAGCTGCTCCCCTTGCAGCTTCAGGTAGTATACCTCTAGCAGTGGAAGCAATCTCGGCTTGAGACATTGCGCCTCTGAATTTGCCCATACGTTTTTCAATCTTAGCAATATTTGTAGACATCTTTGCTGGTAGAGCTGCCATTTTATTTCCAAATTGTGTAAATGCAGGAAATATTTTACCTACTAAACTTTTTGCTATCATTGCCATTAGTACAATAATTAAAGACTTAGATTCAGATAGGAATTTCATAATAGGACCAACTACATCAACCAGTTTAGCACTCATAGTATTTATTAAATCCATAACTGTAGAAGATAGTTGTTGAAAATAATTAGGAGGTAATTTATCTGCAATTCCTCCAAATTTATCCTCTAACTGTCCCATAATAGCAGTATTTCGTGCCATTAGTTTTTCACTTTCCGTCAATTCGGCAGTTGATTTATTCACTGATTCAGCATAATCTTTATAAACTTTGTCTAGTCGAATAATAACACCAATTTCGTCAAGTATTTCTGGTTCAGCCTTAACAATACCACGAGTCAAACGATCCATAGTATCAGTCATAGAACGACCCAAAGCAGTAGAGGAATCTACCGCTGCTTTAGTCATTTTTACAATTTGTCCAGTACCTAACCCAGCTGTTGTAGCTAAAGCTACACTGGTGGAAGCTTCTTTGAAGTCTAACATGAATTTAGAAGCTTTTTGAACTTGTTTCGCGATATTCCCCATATCTTTACCGGTCATTTTAGCATATTCTTGCTGACCTTTTATTAATAGAGAAAAGTTGGCTGCTCGTGATAGAGCGTTGAATGCGGCAGTTAGGGCGAATACCCTTGCTGCGACTTCTGCATAAGCAGGAACCAAGATACCTTGCATACCTTGAGCTTGTTTAGAAAAGTTTTTAGAAGAATTAGAAGATTGCCTAGAAAGCCCCTTCATATTACGGTCATACTCTCTAGAACTCTTGGAAGCTTTTTGAGTAGACTTATTTAAGGCATCAATCTTCTTTTTAGTTTGTTTGAGGTTACCTTTATCATCTACCTCAATTACAATTTTTTTCTTTACATCAGCCATTTATTGGTTTCCTGTAGTCGGTTTTATCTTGTCTTTTTTATTAACGCTTTCCATATATTTAGCGTCAATAATTTTAACTATTTTTAATACTTCTTTTTGGTCTTCAATTTCAAGAATATCCATAATTTCTCGAATACCCGACATCTGCTTACCAAAATAAGAACCACTCATGCCGTCCCATTGGTCAGTTAAGTAATTCCAAACCAAAAAAGCAAATTGAATGGTTAATGGGAAATTTGCTGAGTCTCCCATGTCTTTATCTAATTCAGACCAGTCGACTTCTATACCGTTCTCCTCCATCTGAATCATCATTTCTATACGCTTTTTACGGCTAATACCTGTACCAACGCCTCGAAAATATTCTTCTATACGGTCTGTCCAGTACTCTAACTGGTCGTCGTAAAATTTGCTAAATCACCTACTGTATCTGTAAGCCACGCATCAAAATCATTAGAATTCTCCATTAAAATTCGAGCATTTTCTAAACTATAGGGTAGAGTTGCTTCCATATCAGTCAATTTATCCTCATCTATAGGGATAATTTGAGCTAAATATTTCATTTTTAATCCTGACCATCCTTTGATGACTGCTTTACAATATTCTTTGAGGAAGATTTCTTCGTTTAAATCTTCTTCAGGCTGTCTAGTTCTACGATTAATTTTTGTAGATACTGCCTTTTTACGAAGTTTTAGCATTTCCTCTCTTGCTAAATAAGTTACATTAACCTTAAACCCATCATAACCAGGAAAGTCAATAGTAGCTGTCTTACTTGGAGTTAGTAAATCAGATAAATTCTGAAATGACGCTCCACTCGGGGTAGTTGTTTCTGTCATAATAATATTACCTTTTGTTATAAAATTTAAAAAATAGCGGGGTACATGAGATACCCCACTATATAAAACTACGTTATACGGTAGTTAAACCTGTATAAACAATTGTAGCTTCGTCGTTTCCTGAACCAAAACCGTCTTCTAATGCTGTCCAATTAATAGTAACTCCCATAACGTCAGCTGTATCTAAAGATGGTAACTCTAGATGAGCTTTCGGCATAGTAAACAATACTTTTGGAGCTGAAGCTCCGCCAATACTTAAAGCAATATTAAAAACATTAGTAATAGTATCAGGGTCTGCAGCATTAATATCCGCTAGGATATCGTCATACATAACCTTGGTACTTAAAGCAGCAGTATCTAGGTAAGCAGTAAAGTTACCTGAAACGGCTCTTGTGCCAGTTTGGTGGCCAATTGGAACATTAATTCTACCTAAAGATTCTGGCGTCACATATGAGATACCATTATCAATAGTTACATTACCACCAGTGAGTGCAAAGGTGTATGTTTTAGAGCTGCCTGAAATACTAGATGTTAGTGTAACAGTGCTTAGTCTATTTAGAATAAAGTCCGCGGTTGCTGGGGCAAGTGCGTATCCGTCTGTAGCGTGATCCGATGTTTCAGGTGTAGCTGATTGAGCTACAGCATCAATTGCTTCTGCATAGCCTGACCATGTAATCTGTGCAATACCATCAACATCAAAATCCATTGATGCTGAATTTACACACATATTTTTTAGTCTATAATTAGTACTAGAATCAGAGAAAACAAACCAACCAGTTAATTTTAATAACTGATTTTTATTTGATTCTTCTAAATCAACAGTACATTCCGTAGCAGTAGATGTAATACCACCAGTACCTACATTGTCCGTTTTAACACCAGATACTAACGCGTTCCATAGTATTTTTTCAGTCATACCATGAAGGTCAGTACTTAGGTCGTCAATTCTAGGACGCATATAAGTAGTGAAACTCCAATCTACGGGCTCAATTGATGTATTAAAAATCGCTTGACCACGTTTTGGAGATGCACCTGCTTCGTTCAACGTTACGTTTTGCGTACCCGTTGCTTGTGAGAATGAGAATCCGTCTAAAACAGGAATCTCAAACGTATTCGCCTCACTAGGCTCCCTTCCAGCACCGTCCCATGCGGTGGCTGTAGAAGCTTGGTAAGATAGAATAACTGTTGCATTTCTGCTTAATGAAAGTGCCATAAAGGTCTCCTTCTTCTCTTCTTGCCATTGTAATAATTTTGACTATTGTCTGTTATTACGTTAGGCTACTTGATACCTGACTTCGCAGGTTATTTCACCAACCCCATACGGTGCCAATAAGCCTTCATCCGTAGCGATTGATAAAACTGTTAGTTGTTCAGTTGTTTTGCCAGTATCATATGTTAAGGTCTGGTCTCTATCCAACTGATTTTCAATTTCGTATAGAACTTTTTCAAGTTCATCTAATGGCTCTTCGCCATGTACATAGGCTCTAATATTAATGCCTAAATGCCCCCACTTAAATCCCCCAGGGTGGTATTCTCTTACTTCATTGCCAGGAACTACACTAACAAAAGGGAAGTCGTTCACTTCATCCCAAAATATAAGTTTGTTAGTTACATTTTCAGCTAAGTCTACCGAATAATTAGTAGTAGTACTACCTATACTACCACCATCTATCTTTTTTAATTCTGTAATAATAGCATTAGTAATTGCTGAACGGGCTTTTGCTGCCATTATACTCTCCTTACTCTAATTCCTAATTTATGGCTTAAGGTTTCTCTCGCGATTTCTCGTATAGAAGCCGCAATTAATTTTCGTGGGTCTCTTCTAAGTGACCCTTGTGCAAATCCTCTCTCAAAAGTTTGGTACGGTGCTTTCATATAAGTATAGTATGCCGTTAAAGCGCCTTGTCTAGATTGAGTAACTTTTTCTACAGCAACGGATTCTGCAAATCTTCCTGTCCTATACACCAACGCCCCTCCTTTGCCCATATTATCCGCCACTTGCTGTTTAATCTGTGCGTTAAGTAAATTTTCTATATTTAATGTGGAAGTAAATTGCCCTCCTGAAGTTCGTAAAGTTCTAGAAGGAGGTACGGGCGTTTTACCTACTTTTTCTTTTTTTCTATTTTTATAAGTAGTTGAAACAGAAGTAGTTTTTCTTAAGGATTTTTTACCTTTTTCTAAAATGGCAGCAGTCAAAGCTTGGTCTACCCATTTCATAGTAGAAGGACTTGAATCGTATTCTAAAGCTATGTCTTCTAATAACTTTATTACACGGCCATTCTTCCCTAAATCTTTCTGCTCCTCAACTGATTTTCTAGTATTATCATCAATATCTCCAAGTTTTATATGAGCTGTAAAAGTTCCTTTAAACTGACCATCTATATCGTAAAATTTTCTAGCATCTAAATTTAGTTTAAATCCTTTTAAAGTATTAACGGTACGTAGTCGCCCAAGAATTTTATTCTTACCACCACGAGTCATATCAGGATGATTAAACCCAGAAAATATGGCTCCTAGTACAGGATAAGCAGCCTTGGAGTAAGCATGCCCTTCCCCGTGCTCCATAACTAAAGCCCTACTTAGACGTCTGCCAGTTCGATAAGTACCTCCCTTCTTACTTTTTCCGCCTCTAGGTACATTACTATTTCTTGTGTTTCCAATTATATTTTTAAATCTAGTTTGAAAACGTGAAGACATAGCAGTCTTCCAACGATTAAATAATTTGTACCTATTTACTTCTGTAGACTTACTTCCAGCAGTAGTAAAAATAGTTTTACCAAATCTATTAGCCTTTATAAGAAATTTACCTGCACTAACTTGTTTCATCATATCATCTACGATAAAATCGTACATGTCATCTAAAACTGAATCTCCTTCAGGTATGTTGTATTCTTTAGATAAAACTCCTTTTATTGTAGCTTCATGAAATTCTAATTCTTGTTCTTGCTTATCTAATTCACTAGCAACACTATCTATGATAGTTTGCTTCATTTTTCTAATGGCTTTGCTTAACGCTGGATTGCTCATTAGCTAATGTGCCTATAATGCTCCAAGATACGTTTTATGTGTGGAGGGAATTCCGAGTGGAGGGTCTGAGTCTTTGTTACATTCTTTATCTCAGAACCTGGCATTGATTTAGCTGGAGTCGCTTCTTTCTTTAAGTAATATGTTATTAAATCATATACTGCTAACCTTAAATCTCCTGGAACAGAAGAGTATCCACCTTTATACACCAGCTTAACTGATTTAGTACCTGAAGGAAAAGCTACTCTAGTACGAGTAATCTCTTGACCATCAGCATCTAACTCATAATCCCTGTCCGCAGTCCAGTATTCACCAGCTGCTTCACAAGTTGCTTGAGTAGTATAAGAAGTATTGCTACATTCACCAGTCCATCTTTCGGCAGTGAAAGTCCAATTGTCTCCTGTTGTATGAGTGTTAGTCGTAGCAAAGGTTATTGCAACGTCTCCCTCTAAAATTTGACTAGAGCCTGTTATTCCAACGCTAGTTGCCTTCCAATTTGAACCACCATCCCTTGACCATTTAAACGTGTCTGGAGTTCCTTGACTATCAATTTGTACTTTATAACTACGCCCTACTTCACCTGACGACGTATTTGCGTTGTAACCAGTGATTGTTAGGTCGTTTTGTCCCGAACCCGTAAAGGTATCGTTATTAATACAAGCTGCTTCAGTAGTCTTGCTTGAAAGGGTACATTGAGGAGTACCAGAACTCAATAGATAGTAATTGTTACTATCTGCGAGGTTTAATTCGACGGTTTGTTTATCCGTCTTTGAGCTATCACGCTCATATAATTGTATAACTTCCGCAATAGGAAGTTCTAACGGAAATATAGAAGTTTCGCCTTTGACTATATCAAAGTACTCCGTCTTTTCCGTACTATAGTAGTCGATAAAAGTACGACCACAATAGGTTTTTATAAGTGTACTAACTTGGGACTTTAAATTATTTATAGCCGAGTCTCGTGTGTTACTATTTATTCCTGCGTATGTTTTATAATCACTTACTGTAACTAAATCTGCCATTCTTTATTCCCAAATACTTGTAAAAACCGGCGGGTT